CTGTCTCAATGCCTGTCTCAATGCCTGTCTCAATGATAGGTGAGGCTGTCTCAATGCCTGTCTCAATGCCTGTCTCAATGATAGGTGAGGCTGTCTCAATGCCTGTCTCAATGCCTGTCTCAATGATGCTACCGAATAAACGATAGAATGTTGCTCTACCCACCACTCCGTTGTTGGAGGCGTACCAGTTGTTACTTCTGTTAGGGTTCTGTCTAATGAACTCCTTAATCTTCTCAATTGTTTCTTTCTCTATAGGTTTCATATCTTCTATTTAAAAACTTATTTTAAGCCTTTTTAGAGAGTTTCTTTCTCCGGTGGTCAATTACACTATCTCATAGAGAAGTCCTCTAAAAATACCCTTTCCTCACTCCCTATCGGGCGTCAGCCCATCTTTCTTTTCTACCCCTCGACTTCACCTCCCCCTTACCTAGGTAATCTTAGATTGCAGTAAGCGGTTGAGGAGGAACGACGAAACCGTCTTACTGCCTCTGCCACCGGTAGGTGGCTGTCATTCAGGTAATGAAAGTTGTCATTCAGGTAATGAAACAGGTAATATATATTTAATAATAATGTCACCCATTTGCTACCATTTTGTACACCCCATTTGCTACCGCTATTTTACCCCATTTGCTACCGCTATTTTACCCCATTTGCTACCATTTTTTTACTTATATATTGACTTGAAAAATCTTATGAAACTGTCTCTTGACCAACCTCTTCCGTTTATATTCTTCGCCCATTTCTTACTGAAATCTGCATACCACCGGTAACTGTGTCCGGGATGTTCCTTTATCATCTGACCCATCCAGTAGAAGTTGAACATCCTTTCACCTTTGTTGTACTTCTTCAAGTCTCCGTCTAACACGTGAACCTTCCCACCTTTCTCCAGCATAGACTGTTTGACGGAGGAGGAATAGATTTTTGCTTTCGGATTCACTAAAAAAATCTCACGGCTCATCCAGTCTATGTATTTTTCAGCGAATCCGTCGTCTATATAGTCGATTGAACTGTAATAGTATTCGTACAGGTAGTACCTCAACACCTTTTCGTTGTCTGCATATCCTCCGTAGCATTCGAGAGCCGCCTGTTTGAAGAGGAGTCTTTTCAACTTCTCCTCGTCATTGACTGAAACCCTGTCACCTCTTCCGGTGTAGCGGTTGACCAGCCAGTCACCCTTGTTGATGGCGATACCGTCCTCGTCATAGTCATACCTCGAATGTTCGTGGTGGTGACTGTCGAGGTTGTAACCGGAGGCCGTGAGATATTCATATTCCAATAAACAGTCGTACATCTTCTAAAAATCAAAAACCCCTTCAGGGTCTGGGTCCAGCAGAACACCTGAAGAGGTCTCGTAGTCTTTTATATGTTATCGTTATCTGGACCATAACGATGTTTGTCTTTTCAATTTCCTATTTTTCTGAAAATGGAGGACGGCGAAAATAGGAAAAATGGAAAAAACAAAATCACCGTCCTCTTTATTTATGTAAATCTTTTTTTCAAAAAAAAGGGGAGATTTTGGTTGAGACTACTTAAATTTGGTCGAAACTACTCGTCTCCCCGTCTGTATATGAAAGTGCATTTTGGTCGTTAAAAACGGGAGAGCTGTTGACTACTCTCCCAACGGTTTGGTACACTGGGAACCTTGTCCCATTATTAAATATAACAAAATATTCTGACAGTTGAAATTATTCATATTTCCAGACAAATCCTTTGTAAGATTTCGTTTTACCTAAACAACACATTGAAATCCCTCCTTGAAAGAAACCCAAAACTCTTTCGACTTCACTTGCAGAAGGCCAATCCTGAATGAAATCTCCTGATTTCGAAAATTGAAGGAGGGGTTTTGAACATTTTCCGTTTGTGTTTTTTTCTCTCACTCTCTGATTTCGGGTTCCCCAATTAATATTCTCTTTAGAGTCGCACCACATTAAGTTCTCTTCTCTGTTATCAGTCTTGTCTTCGTTGATGTGATTGACTTCATTTAGACCAAACATATTAGGTACAAAGGCTAACGCTACTAGACGATGAACTTTAAACGTCTTCTTTTTTCCGTCTTTCCTCAAATCAACTTGCAAATAACCATCTTTATTTTTTCTAAGTCTCAAAATCCTCGTCTCTCCGGTGAGTTTGTAATTCAAACTCCTCACTCTCCCAAAATCTGAAATCTCGTAGATTCCTTCATAGCCCTCAACAGGCAACCATATCTCTCGTTTCATATAACGAAGATACTACATTTTTTTGAAAAAAACAACAAAAATGAAAAAAAAATTGAAAACTATTTTTCGGTAAAAATCGAAACTGAATCCAATTGAACTTCCAGTAAATATTTCCTCTCATTGGGGATACTAATCATACCTTGATTATTTTTTGCAGAGATTTCGAATTTCGACTTGTCGGTTAATTGCATCGACACATCTAGTTTGATTGTTGTGGCCGGGTTATTGACTAATGAGTCTATTATCTCGTTCTGCTTGACTATCACTTCAAAATATTCCTTGTTTGTCTTGTGAGACTTGTGCCACTCATAACCGGTGAACACGTTGCATCCCGTAAGGACGGCGATGATGATTGCAATTATTATCTTTGTCTTCATATTATCGAATGTTATATTGTCCTTTCTTTGTCCCCCATAGCGCCAGCGCCAGAGCGATTACACAGTCGTCGTGGATACCGGCCGAACCGTTGTAGGTTATCTTTCCGGAAGGGGTTCTCTCTATCATATATCCCATCATTTCCAGCAGGAGCTTATTGTCCTCCAGCAGCTGTATCGTTCCGTTCTGACAGTGGACCTGCAAGTCCTCTATTATCTCCCTCTTGCTGTCGTTGGTGGTAACGAACTCGATGACCTGACACCTGATGCCCTCCGTTGCAATCCTCCTCTTGAGGAGGGATATGTACGTAGCTCCCATGGCGTTCGTCTCACATACGCACTTGACTATTCCGTAGTTCTTTATCAGGTTCACTATATAGTCTATAGTGGCGGTTGCGTCACGGTCGGAAAACGCCTCGATATGTTCGAGCTGCCTGTACTCGTTCATTATAGCCACGGCGGTCTCGTCGGGGTCTCCTCCCTTGTCCATAGCCCCGTTGGACCAGTCCACTCCCATCACTCTCTGTCTGGACGGAGATATTGTATTACCACAAAGTTTCTTCACATCACCGAATAAATCTGATACCGTATCCAGAAATTGACCTAGGAACTCGCTACGGAATATCTGGGGGGCGACCGACTTACGGTACATTTCAAGCCTTTCCGGTGAAAGGAGAGCCGACGTATCGTACTCGTTGACATCATATGAGTGAAAACCTTCAATACGGTCGAGACCCTTCATATAGTAATCGTAGAATACGCCGGTCTTGAACTTAGGCGTGGACGTGAAGAGGATTGGTGCCCTGTGGGCGTCAACAAACGGAAAAGTATTGAATATCACTTCGTCCTTTATATAGACCGCCTCGTCTATGCATAGAATGCCTGATACGGTCTCTCCACGAAGGGCGTCCTCCTGCTCCCCCGACTTGAACTTGATGGAGGAGCCGTTGGTGAGCCATATCTCCAGAGTGGAGGCGTTGGCCGACTCGAACACCGGAAGTGTAGAGAGAGCCCTCTTTATCTCCTTGAAGAGTTTCCTTCCCTGATTTAAAGTGGGGGATATGACTATCGAACACGAGTTCATCTTGTTGATGGCGAAGAGCATGAGAATGGTCTCCACGGTGATTGACTTGCCCGTCTGTCTCCTCGACTTCACTATATGGATGTCGTGGGGGTGCTCGAGTACACCCCTTATTATATCCTTCTGGTACGGGAAGAGAGAGTATGAGAGTTTAATTTTCTTCGAGTTTACTATCATTGTTCAGTCCCAAATCGAGTGTAAATATATCGGATGTGACTTCTATCTTCTGCACATAGAGCTTGTGGAGCTTGTTTATTTCGGCCAGAGTCTGGAGAGCGGTCTTGTTGTCCCCCTTGTCTATACATTCCCGGTAAAGACGGAATAGACGTGAAGTCTGTTTCTTCAGCATATTCTCCGACTGTTTCTCCACGTTCTCGTTTATCCTCTTGTGGGCGGTGGCTATGATAAACCTAGTGGAGTAGGAGTTCATTCCATATGTGAGGTATAGCATATCCCTAATGCACAAGTCCTCATATCCGCCCAGTATTAAGTCCTTGACCTGTTCGACCACGAGGTTGGACGGTACGTCGACTCCCGTGGGGTCGATACCCTTGTTCTTGTTATAGTTGTTCCAGTCGTATCCTTCGACCGGAGTCAGTTTCTTGTTCATAATCTTTTCTTTAAGAATATTTTACAAAAAGGGAGCTATTTGCTCCCTTTTGCCTTCTTAGTTGTCTTTTTCTTCGTCTTTTTCTTCTCCGGAAATATTTCGTTTAAAGTCCTATCTACTTCCGGTTCAAGAACCTTCTCCTCGATTGTAACTTCCTTCTCCAACTCCTTCTCGTACTCGAAGAACTTCTTTGCAAGGAACTTCGTAAGGACAAGACAGCAGGACTGACAGGAGTATTTTAGTCTGTCGTTACCGCCCAGTTCCCTATAAATCCGGTGCATTTCGTCGAAGTCGGACTGATATAGTCCGTACACATAGTCCCCCAATCCCCTGGTGAGGTGTTTCCTGTATTTCTTTAATGTTTCATATTGTTCGTTAGTCATATCTATATATTTATTATGTCTCCAATCTTTTCGAAAATTTTCAGCATACCCATCCTTACGAAGGTCAGAACCGTGTTTATAACCGGTGTCAGCCAGCTCAGAACCAGTATGTAGAGGAGCATGAAGACCGACAGTTCATCCGTGCAGTATATGTATATGAGATTGGTCCAGAACGACATACAGAGACTGCAAGTGAAAGGTTTGAGCCGGAAAGGACGGACTATCCTTCCGGAGGTCAGAAGTCTGCTGATTATCGTGGTTATCTCGTCCGTAAACTTCACCTGGTCTATGACTATCACATAACAGACGGTTATTATAAGCGTATCAATCATAATGTCTCAATTTTCCTTCTTATCTCTTCTATCCTGTTGTATATCGTCTTCTTATCGACACAGAACAGTGTGGACACCCTCGCCACCGACAGGTTCATCAAGGCGAAGACTATCATCAGGCGCCTCTCCTCGACGGTCAGACGGGAAATCTTCGAGTACATCTCTATCTCCTCGTCGTCGTCCCAGATAGTGAAGTCCCTCTGCAATCTCTCCTCCACGTCCTTGACCATCTCCGCAAGGTCGGACTTCTCGTCTATCACAAGTCTCTTCTTTGCCCCGAAAAACATTCTCACAGACTTAAAATGGTCTGTGACATAGTTCTGGTTTCCGGTATTATATTCTCCAGATAATGCCATTCCTCCGTATCAAGTTTTTTGGTTATTGTCGATTGTTTTTTTAAGCGGCGGTATGCCGTTGAAGTTGAAGATGAGACGGTGTTACGGATAAGTACGCTCACCCAGTTACGGACCTCATAGAACCTGTCCTTCTTATTGGGGTTATAGAGTTCGTTCCATCTCTCCTCCTTCACAAGGAGGATTTGCAGCCATACTTCCTGAACATAGTCCTGATAGAGGTCGTCTATGTCATCGGAATACATAAGTTTCTTCACGTAGTTGGCCACAAAACCGCTGTCATATAAATATTGGATGATTTCATCCTTCATAATACTCAAGTAATTATACTAGAAAATATAACAAAAAAATTAAATCATCTTCACTTCACAGCTCTCCACCGTTACCTCGAAGAAAATCTTCCTGTTACCATTCACGCCGTTTCTCTTCCTGTTATATGTGTCATCCTTTATGTTTACATAGTGCAGTCTTCCCGTTTCGGTATCAATGAGAAGTAGATACGGGGAGTCGAAGAGTTCACCGTATGCGTGATAGTCTGCGTCGTTCAAGTTGATGGACTTCAGTCTCCACTGGGCGGACACCCCCTTGTTGTAGTTCCATTTGAAGTTACTCATATCGACCCTATTGTTGTTCTCGTACTTGACCGAAAACTCGCTCCCCTTGAGGAAACCTTGACACTGCATAGTTCCCGTGTTGGTCAGCCATACCAGATAATACGGTTTCGGACAGGGGTCGATTGTCGCTATCTGTATGTTGTTTATCGAATACTTCGTTGTTGCGTTGACCGGAAAGGTTATTGTTCCCAGTTTAGTTCTGCTGATGACGACATTCCTCGAATAGTCCCAGCTGTATCGGAAAGTTCCGTTCCATACGAGCTGCCTGAACTGAAATCCGGCCGGCGGTTTCGGAGGGAGATGACATATCGGCTGATGGTTCATAAAGAACGCCACCGTACCGTCCTCGACATCATCTATTCTTCTTCCGAACATACTGTTCTTGTAGAAATGTACGTATTTGGTAGTATACACATTAAGAGCCGGAATATCCACCCTCACCTGATTGTACCAGTAGTTGCTGAGCTGGTCTTCCGTCGGGCTCATACCATAGTAATCACCTGTGGGGGACAACATCGGTGAAAAGAAGTTCGTGCCGTCGAACTTGTATGACCATAGTATATCTTCGAGTTCGATATTTACGGAAGTCTGTCCGGATGTGACATACACCTTTCCATCGAATATCTTCGTCCACGTTCCGTCATATTCCTCCACCTTGACGGTGAAGTTCAAGTTTCCGGAAATCGACTGTGCCGGTATAGTTATAGTGAATATGTTCATTTCTTAATCTTTAGTTTTTTTAGTTCTTTTATTTTCTTCTGTTCCGTCTCGATACAATATGTTGCATAGTAGAGGAACTCCGTTACCGCCCATCCGTAGATGTCGTGGAGCGGCGTGCAAGTCTCCTTGCTTACTGTCAACAGAAGTGGTGTCAGACCCCAAGTAGTATTCTCATTACCGCCTTCCTTGTCTGTCTCCTCACCTCCCTCTTCTTCTTCCTTGTCAGGCTCGTCTGTAATGTCGTTCTTCTGATATATAAGAGGGAACTGATTAGTAATGACTTGTGATAATTTAAAAAAAAATCCGCCACCGCCATTGCATCCGGTATGGAGAGATACTTCCCAATCAACTTCCTTACTTCGTCTATGTCGTAGTTCTCGTTATACTCCTTTCCTTTCGGGATAAGGAACACCGAAAGTATCGCCGGATAGTTGTCTGTAGTACTTCCGTTCTTGATGAAGTTCGTGAAGTCGAGCCATTGTGCAACGGTAAAGTCCTGTATTTTCTTCGACAACACCAGAGTCTCGCCGCCCAGTACATACTTGTCGGACACTTTCATATTCGGTATCTTCTCCGAAAGAAAATCCATCTCTTTGATATACTTGTTCAGTTCCTGCATCTTCATCTTGAAGGGGTCTTTTTCGAAAATAACCTGTATCTGATACAGAACCCTGTCCTGTTCGTCGAGTTCGGGGTCGAGGTATATCTCCTTCAATTCATTAAACTTGTCAAGTGTCAAATCGGTCCACTTCATATCGTCTTTTTATTTAAGAATATTTACACTTCCGTCCAGCCCGTCGGGATACCGGATGCAGAGTTTGTAGGATAAACGGCCGAACCCTCGTTATTGAAAGTACCGGAACCTTCCACACCGACCAGCCAGTTGGTAATACAGTCGGTTGCCGAAATGTCATTTGCATAGGTTGTTATAGTATTCAGGCTCTTGCAGTTGTAGAACATTCCCCTGTAACAGCTGTCGGTTAAGGTTGTAGAAAGTAATGTAGGAGGAGCGGTGAGGTTTACACATTCATAGAACATATTCTGACAGGAACTTGTTCCCAATGTCGTCGCCGCCATATTCGGGGCGGTAGTCAACAAACTGCAGCCGTTGAACATACTGTAATAACAGTTTGTTTTCAATGTAGTAGCCGGTAGGTTCGGAACGGTCATAAGTCTGGAACAGCCCCTGAACATATAGCTATAACAACCATCTGCAAGTGTAGTCGCCGGTAATGATGTGGTAACTATGTACAGTGAAGTGCAATTGGAGTACATATTCTGATAACATAAATTAGCCAGTGTTGTCGCCGGTAATGATGTTGAACCGGTCATCGAACTACATCCCATAAACATATATCTGTAACAGTTACCTGCAAGAGTCATAGACGGTAATTCGAGTTTAACCGATGAAGTCAAGTTGGTGTCTCCGTTGAACAAATATACAAAACAACCTTCACTTAATGTAGCGTTATAGGGGTCTTCATGGTCAATCAGAGTGTTTGCATTTCCGACTACAGTATGTGATTGGCTTGCTGTAAATGTAGTGTAGAAGTTGTTTGTACTACTATTGTAATAGTTCCATTTGCCGGAGTTGTTTCGAAAATAAACCCTCTCGTTTTTGCTAAGTGAAACGGTGTTGGTTCCACCCGCCGTCAATGTAAATGAACTCCAATTTCTCTTGTCTTTCGAGTATTCAACTGATGTTGCATAAGTACCCGATGTCGGAGTTCCATTCTGTGTGGTGGTCAAAGACACCGTATTGGTTCCGTTGTAGGTGTTCTGTATATAGAAATAGTTGTATGCCTCCGTCCAGCCGTTTGGTATACCGGATGATGAATTTTTATTATATGTCGCCATACCCATATTGTTAAATGTACCCGTGTTCGACACATTTAATACCCAGTTCTCGAGACAGTTGGTTGCTGAAATGTCATCTGCGTAGGTTGTTATTGTATTAAGGCGGGAACAGCCCCAGAACATTTGGCTATAACAACTATATGTAAGAGTTGTGGCCGGAAGAACCGGAGCGGTAGTCAGGTGATTACAGCCCCAGAACATATTCTTATAACAACTATTTGCAAGTGCAGTTGCCGGAAGAACCGGAGCGGCGGTAAGTGAAGTACAACCCCGGAACATACCAGCATAACATTCGTATGCAAGTGTGGTTGCCGGAAGAACAGGAGTAGTAGTCAGTGAAGTACAGCCGTAGAACATACTGTTATAACAACTCTGTGCAAGTGTAGTCGAAGGAAGACTTAAACTACTTGCACTTGTCAAATTGCTATCTTCTCTAAACAAATCATTGAAACAACCCGTACTCAATGAGACATTGCTCAAGTCAGTATAGTCAATAAGTGTATTCACATTACCACCTACCGTATGGGTTTGTGAGGCCGTGAATATGGTGTAAATATATAAACTATTCCAATAACCTGAGTCGTTCCTGAAATAAACCTTTTCGCCTTGATTTAAAGTAATGGTGTTGGTTCCTCCGGCGGTCAAAGTCAGAGTAGACCAACTATCCCTATCCTTGCTATATTCAACTGATGTTGCATAAGTAACGGAAGTCGGAGTGCTACTTTGACGAGTAGTCAATGTCACCGTATTGCTGCCCGAATATGTGTTCTGTATATAGAAGTAGTCTATTGGTTTCACCTCCGTCCAGCCCACCGGAATACCCGATGGTGAGTCAACGGTATATGTTGCAGCTCCGTTGTTATTGAAAGTACCGGTAGCGGCTACATTGTTCAACCAGTTGGTGATACAGTTAGCGGCCGAAATATCGTCTGCATATGTTGTTACGGAGTTAAGGGAAGTACAGCCGTTGAACATTGACTCATAACAATTTACTGCTAATGTCGTAGCCGGCAATGCCGGAGCGGTAGTCAATGAAGTACAACCGTTGAACATATGTTGATAACAATAATTAGACAATGTTGTGGCTGGTAGTGAAGGTGTTGATGTAAATGAGGAACAATTTCTGAACATAGCTGAATAACAACTATTTGCAAGTGTAGTCGCTGGTAATGTTGGAGCGGTAGTCAATGCAGTACAACCGTTGAACATATTGGTATAACAACTTTGTGCAAGTGTAGTCGCCGGCAATGCTGGGGTGGTTGTTAGTGAAGTACAACCGTTGAACATTCTACCATAACATTGTGTATATAATGTTGTCGATGGTAACAACAAACTACTCACATCATTCAAATTGGTGTCTCCATTGAACAAACTGCTGAAACAACCTTGACTCAATGTAACATTATTCAAGTCAGTATAGTTGAGTAATGTATTCACGTTACCTCCGACTATATGAGTTTGGTTAGCGGTGAATATTGTTAAAAATTTATTACTATTACTCAAATAGTAGTTCCAATAACCTGAGTCGTTCCTGAAATAAACCTTCTCACCACTGTTAAGTATGATGTTGTTTGTTCCAGCGTGGGTCAAAGTAAATGAACTCCAACTTATTTTATCCTTACTGTATTCAACACTCGTTGCATAAGCGCCGGCTGTCGGAGAACCACTCTGTGAAGTAGTGAGTGTAACCGTATTGCTACCCAAATATGTATTTTCAATATAGAAGTAGTCTGTCTCATCGACAGACTTCTCCCATATCACTATATTGTTCATCTTTATCTTGTATATCTCCACATTGTTCAGATATACACTTGTATTTTCGTCAATTCTCATTATGCGTTGTTTGGTTGTGTGTATACTATAACTGTTGTTTCATTATTGTTTCCGTCCACGAAGACTAATGTACTTGTGGTCATAGACGGTTTATTAAGTATTTCACTTATTCCACTTGTAGAGTTCCAGTCCGAATTGACCTGTGCCGCCGGAATAGTCGGTTTATTACTCAAATCGGTATAACTACCGGATGTTGCCACCGTTGCAAGGGTAGGTTTATTAAGTATTTCACTTATTCCACTTGTAGAGTTCCAGTCTGAATTTACCTGAGCTGCCGGAATTGAAGGTTTATTAGACAAATCGGTATAACTACCGGATGTAGCTACCGTTGCAAGAGACGGTTTGTTAAGTATTTCACTTACTCCTGAAACTGCATTCCAGTCCGAATTAACCTGAGCTGCCGGAATAACCGGTTTGTTCTGTATATAGGCCGGTGAAGTGTTATCGGTCTCGTTCCAGTTACTCTGTACCGCCGAACCTCCTCCACCGCTGTCGAGTGAAATGGTAGCGGATGACGATTGGTTCAGAGAGAAACTTCCCTTCGTTATACCCCCCTGTGTTATCGTTATCACCGGATTGTTTACGGTAGGAATAGAAGGTTTGTTCTTTATATAGCTGACGGACTCGTCGTCATTCTCCGTCCAGTCGCTCTGTTGCTGTACGAAGGAGTCTATGTGGATGGTCTCGCTATTCACTTGATTGAGGTTGAAATGTCCCAGCTCGACACCGTTCTGCATAAGTATGATTTCAGGATTGTTCACAACCGGAATAACCGGTTTGTTCTTTATGTATGACGGTGAAAGGACATCACTCTCATCCCAGTCGGTCTGCACCTGAGTCGAAGAGGAACCTACTTCCAGCGCTATTGACACGTTGGCGTTCTGGTTCAAGGTGAAACTACCCTTCGTTACACCCCCCTGTGTCAATGTTACCCTTGCGTTGTTCACAGTCGGTATCATTGCGTCAACTTGTGTCTTTGTGTAGTAGTCACTCAAATCTATCCTTGTCGAACCAACCCTTTCATAGTCCCTTACATCCTCTATCCACAGGTATTCGATGAAAATATCCTCCTGTGATGCGTTTGGGTCCTTTACAAGATATATTATATTGCTCCTTCCCCTTGAAGGAAGAGTCTCCACAATCATAAACTTACTCCCTACAACACCTCCTATCAAGGCGTTTACCTCACTCTTCTCGTAGTAGTCGGCTGTAAGTGTAGAGAGGAGGGCGTAGTTGTTAAGATTGGGGAGGTTGCTCAAATCGTTGTAGTTTCCCGAAAATGCAACCTCACTCTTGTCGTCGTCTATATATTCCTTGACTTGTGCCACACTTGCGGCTGATGGAATAGTGTCATCCTCCGTATTACCCACAGCGAGCATCATATTGCCGGTCAGTTCCTCGACCAGTGTAGCGTCTTTTATCCTTGTGTTTGCCATATCTAAATCTTTATGTTATTATTGTTGTCGTATCTTATTATGTCTTCGTTGTCGAACTCATAGCTGTCGGATGTAGTGAATATCGGATAAATCTCCATATCACCGGTAACCGTCACCGTTATGGTGCTCGTTGTTTCTCCGTTGCTCCATCGCTCGAACTGACCGTCGTCTTCAACCGCCGTCAGGGTGAAGGTTGTTCCGGATACCATATCCATCATATACGGTCCGTAGTAGTCCGTATTTTCGAAAACATAGTGTCCTCCTTCAGTAGTGTTCATCTGCACCTCGTATGTCGGAGTAACTGCACCGTAGTTGTAGTTCTTCCAGATAAGCATTCCATCCTTAGTAAGAATACTTACTTGTCCTCCGGTGCAAGTTTCCGGTGTTCCGTCACCGTGGTCTACGGTATCGAGCTGGGGTGTAAATGAAATTGGGGCGTATGACACATTAGTATTCGGAGGTGTCACCGTACCGTTTGTTATATTTACAGTCTTCGGGTCAAACTCCTTATACGAGTTCAACTCCCAGAGACCGCTCTCGTTCAAGTCGATATGCATTGGAGTGTCGTCGTAATACTCGACTATCAACTTGCCTCCCAGCTGATTTACGGTAAAGTTCTTCGTTATGGTTCCGTTGGTGAACGATATTATACCGGAGCGGCTACGGATGAAGTAGTTCGGTCTTACGGTTATGGTGGCCACGTGACTGCACGAAGGCATATAATGGATAGCGGTAGCGGTGGTCGGTATCGCTCTCGTCTGAACCTCTTCTGTCAGATGCTCCTCAAGAAAAGGAACAGGTCTCTCCGTTATCTCCACATTGCACCAGGTCGGTTTAGCGTCAACTCTGACGGTTGTCGGCCGTGAGTCAATATAGACATCTATTGTAGCTCCCCCGTTTTCCACCGTTGCGTTGTTGCTAGACAAGTTGAGGAAAACCCTCGAAGGTCTCTGCAACACCCATATACTTGCCGTCAGTCCCGATTGGTTCTTCAACACGACTTCCCCGCTACGTGGATTCAGGGGGTCTGACATTCCTTTCAACTTCAGGTCGTCACCGTCAATCTCATATCTCACCCACGATGGTTTTGAGTCCACATACCATTCGTCATTCGAGTATACACCCACATTCCACCATCTGTTGTTGTCAATTTCAATGAAATCGGGGTCAACTACAAGTGAAGGCCAAGCGTACTGTCCGTGAGTGTATGCCGACACGTCCCACACCTGACAGAGTTCCACCTTCACCGGCGAGTTCGTGTCGAAGTCATAGTCATATACTTTGTTTATGTGATATAGGTTGTTTCCAATCTTAACAAACTCCCTAAAGTTTATCCCCTTGTATTCGGCCGGTGTCAAATATATATAACAGGTTAGTTTCTTGTTCTGTACGGAGTATCTCTCGTCGATAAATCTCTTCCAGAACAAATCGTAGATATATTGTGCGTAATTATAGTTCCCCTTGTAGTAGTATTCTGCTGGCTTGTTGAACAGGACGGAGAATGCACCCGACTTGTTCACGGTGTCTATGTGGGGTATCTTGTTCGTAGCCACCATACCCTCACTGCTCAGGTTCCACATATAACAGTTTTTCCTCTTCATCATTTCAGTGTCGTCGGTGATGTATATCACACCTTCACCGGAAGAGTTCCTGTATCCCAGATACGGGTCGGTTTTCATTGTTCCGTTGCAGAACACGAATGCACCGCTATTGCCAGCGTTTTCGCCGTTGTTGTCGTTGTCGAGGTAGAACTCCTTCGGATAGACTTGATATCCATATCCCACGAAATCATCGGCGTTCGGATTGTCCGTATTATACAGTAGGGAGTACTGTGCCTTCTGGGAAATTATAGCGGGCTGTATCCCCTTGTACAGTTCCTCCGTATCGGAGTTGAATGTGTATTCGGTGTCAATCTTCTTGCTGCCGTAACCTACACCGTACTTGTTCCTGTATGTCTCGTATCTCTGTCCGGAACCGTCTTCCGTATTGAAAGAGACAAATCTCTTGTTAAAACAAAGAGGTTCGAGCTTGAAGTCCTTTGAACGGTCTATCTTATCGCTCCAGTCCTTTATGTTGTGGCCCAGAAAATATCTGTTACGGGACATTACCGTTATCGTCTTGTTCTCCTCGTCTATGTCCCACATCAGTCCGAACATTTTCGAATAATTTAATAACACGTCGTATAATGTCGTGTCTTTTGGGAACACCCTGTACAAGTCAATCTTACTTCTGCTCCTCTGATAGTCTATCGTCTGACAGGTCGCCCTTTTCAGACAGTTGAATATGATATATCCGTTGTCGGAGTCATAGTACGGAGAAGTGAAGAACCAGTCCTCCCACAACAGGTCCCAGTTTATATTCGGGTTGGAAGAATACTCCACCGCCTTGCTGTTGTTGGCGAACCTTACGTTCATAGTCACATAATATCTGATGTTCGATGTGACTTCGAGTTCCACGTTTATCGGGGCCTCCCACCACCATCCGCTGTATTTGGTGTATCCCTGTGGATATGAACCGGAAATATTCGGTGAGTCACTTCTGGTTACGCCGACATTTATCCTCTCGTCGTACATATTGCTTGTGAAGGAGTCTGTTACCCTGTTGGAGTAAATCATATAGGTTTTGGATGCGTATGACCAGTTTGTCCCTTCCTTCATAACATTGAATGTAACGAAGAGGGGGTTTTCCTTCCTAATCTTTGCGTATGTGACACTTGAACTCCACTGTCTCTTTGCACAGAGCATAATGGACGAGTTCATAGTGAACTTCGTGGGTCCCTTCAGGTCGGGGTTGCAGATACCTGAACGGTACATCGTACCTTCTGGTGAGAACATAAGTGTCTGGCGGTGATATGAAGACAGATTGTCCATCGACTTAATCTGACATCTGTAATGCAGTGAGTTCTCGTCGAACACACTCATATTGTCAACGAAGTTCTCGTCCGGAGTGTAGAGGTTTGGACAAGTGTATAACAAATCCGTCCAGTACGGATTGGCGTTGTTGAACCAGGTGGGGTCGAGTTTCAGTCTGTAGTCGGTTATGCTGTTTATCTTGTTCTGTGCAAGTTTCCACAGCTTATCGACCCAAATGCCGGCCTGCTGGTAGTAACTACGGAACTCCCTCATATAGTGTTCATCCCTCTCCTTTTCAAGTTCCAAATCAATACCCGAAGGATGCCACTGAACCTTGTCGGACTCGAAGTCCGGATACTTGCCCTGATATGTCGGAAATATCTTTACATAGTCAAGGATGTCGTTTCCGTTCAGATTATGACCCTCCCTTTCGAAAGAGTTCTTGACGAGGGATGCGTTTACGAGTATGTTCTGCCAGGGTGTGCTGATGAGATACTTGTCATCCTTGTCACCACCGTATTCCTGAGTTTCGTACTTGTTGAATGTGAGCTGTTTCAACTCGTTCATTATCAAGCCGAAAGTACCGTATAATTCAACCTCGAAACGGTTGTCTGTTATTATAGTATTACTGTTGTTTATCTTCAAGTACCCCTCCATTACCATTTCGGAGTTATAGAGGAGCTGGTAGGGTATCTTCTTACGTGGGTCGATGCTCTCCGTTGTCACCACAGAGTCCATACGCTGGAATTGTTCGAAAATCCTTCTGTTCTTGGCCGTCATCGGGAGTGTAATGGTCTTGCTGAACTCCGAATGGTAAAGTGTAGGATTGCTTATGGTCTCGAACTGTTTGGTTAAGTAAAGTCCCACCGACTTGTCTATGTCGACCTGTTGTCCTTTTATTATTATCTGTATCATCTTTAATTATTTTAAATTATAAGTTCACCCACTGACCGTTGACTATGACGTAGTGCTTGTTATCCCTTGTAGATTGTGAGAGATAGAACTTCTGCTCGTCCACTATAAGGGTATTGCCGTAGGAGTCGGCCTGCATATTCACCGGTGAGGCGAGATTGGAAACCCTTCTTACACCTTCGTAGTCGATATAGGAAAGGAAACTCTGCTTGTTATCCAGAATCATCTTGTTCGTCTCAATCACATTGTTGTTAGTATATCTGACTTCAACCTCATCGCTCCTGTCGATTGTATTTCCGACGGATTTGTTCAAGTTAAGTATGGATGACTTCTGAATATTGTTGTATGCCCCGTTGAGGAGGGTGTACATAGACTTGTCGACTGCATTGACATTTCCCTCTATCAGAACACTCTTGTTGTTTCCACCTATTATGTTGGAGTCTCCCGAAACCGCTATCTGGTAGTTGTTTGAACCTATTATGTTCCTTCCTCCAGTAAGTGTTATACTTGAGTTCTTGTCTCCGATTTCACTTCCGGCGGTATCCGTGAGGTATATGTCGTTGTCCTTTCCTATCTTCAACGAGACACAGCCGTTGAGCGTGGTGTGGGAGTTTTTTCCGACAATGATGTTGCTGCAGGATGTAAGGTTCACGAGAGACCCTTCACCGACTATTATGTCATTGCAGCCCTCTATTGTTCCGTCAGCGGCGTTATCCACTATTATGTCGCTGGAGTTCATAACCACAAGATTGTCACCCGTCCCGAAATAAATGTTCTGACAGGTTCCTATTATCCTCTGGCTCCAGTCGAAATATCCCTCGATGTTGTTCACTATGTCCTTCATATACGTAATCGTATTTGTTTCGGGAACATAGGTGACAGACCTGTACTGGGAGTCTATACTTTCATCGTATATAGTACTTTCCGTTTCTGCAAAGGTGCTTATGTCCAATGAATTAGAATAGTCCGTGACTATATATGTATCATCGGGTACCAGCTGTGAGTTCTCCATCAGGTCGAGGAGTTCCGTATGTGTGACGTTATGTGTAGCCATTTGGTTTAGTTGGATGTGTATTTGTCGAAGTTGAAACAGATGTCCTCCACCGGTATGAATATGTTCACGTCTGCATAACATCCCGCCAGAATGTCGGCGAACTGCTGCTGGAACGGTATTATTCTGATTTCCTCGAAGTCCTCTATTTCATACTCCTCCTTCAGATGTTCGAGTACGTTCACTATTGCGTTGTATCCGGCCGTCTGGACGGAATATATGTTGGATGAGTCGTTGAACAGCTTGTCCCCGTAATAGAGGGTGCAGTTCACCACTTCATAGTTATCCACTCTCCTTACATAGTTCACATTGCAGTTGAAGGAGGCGTATGTTATATGCAGTGAGTTCCATACGAGATAGGGGTCAAGGGAATGGAACGTCTCGACGGTCTGTGTGTTCAAGGCGTAAGTCTTGACCTTATCATAGAAGTTTTCAAAGTTCATTTCGTCTTTTATTTAAGAATATTACAAAAAAAAGAGGTCTCACGACCTCCTTTTTTATTCTGCAATGTCCGCCGGAATTGTTTGGCTGTGTACCACATTTCCGTTGTAGTACATTACAACCTCCGCCTCGTATGGGAAATACATTTCACGGAAATTGAATGTATCACTTGAATGGAAATGTCCGTTGTTCACATCACTGTAAGTAAACGTGTAGGTGTAATCACCTCTCTCCGTATATATGTTTATCTCACAAGTGTCCCAGTCCGTGTCGGAGGTGAACACATCACAGTCAACATAGAAGTTGTCTGACGACGCCTTAGTGAAGAGCATATTTGTCACCTTCTCGTGGTATTCGGTCCATCCGGTTGGTATTCCGGATACTGAACTTGTCGTATATGTTGCAGAACCCAGATTATAGAATGAACCTGAGTTTGCTACAGAATGTAGCCAGTTGGTAATACAGTTATTTGCTGATATGTCATCTGCGTAGGTTGTTACTTCATTCAATGCACTACAACCCCTGAACATACCAATATAACAACAATCTGCAAGTGTAGTTGCTAGTAATACTGGAGCGGTAGTCAGATGATTACAACCGTAGAACATACTACTATAACACCAATCTGCAAGTGTAGTGGCCGGTAACGCCGGTGCTGTTGTCAGTGAAGTACAGCTCATAAACATACCGTTATAACACATATATGAAAGTGTAGTTGCCGGTAACGCCGGTGCTGTTGTCAGTGAAGTACAACCCTCGAACATTTCCTGATAACACTCCCGTGCAAGTGTAGTTGCCGGTAACGCCGGTGCTGTTGTCAGTGAAGTACAGCTCATAAACATACCGTTATAACACATATATGAAAGTGTAGTTGCCGGTAACGCCGGTGCTGTTGTCAGTGAAGTACAACCGTAGAACATTTCATCATAACAATTATCTGCAACTGTATTCGGAAGACTCAAATCACTTGCGTCAGTCAGTTTGGTGAAACCTCCGAACAGATTATAGAAACCATAGTTTCCGATTGGATAATAACCGGTATTTTGGTAGTCAATAAGTGTCATTAACTCACCACCTACGGCATATTCGTCACCTGAATTATCCTCACCCACAAATGTGATATAATCAATCCATTCATTTACAACTTCTCCAGTTTCTGGGTCATATTCCTCTCCTTTACCCGACCATGAACCAGCATGTCTGAAATAAACCTTACCTCCTGCGGGAACGGTTACAGTCAATTGAACAACCTCATCTGTACCTTCTCCGGTTTCAGGGTCTTCAACCCATTGAACAAAATCGTGAGAAGACCACCCACTGTCTCCTTCAAGTTTATACTCAACAGATGTTGCACAATAAGGAGTATATACATCGTATATGTTCGGAGTGACATATACATCCCTGCTATTTGCCGAAAGGTTCTGTATATAGAAGTAGTCTATCTGCTGTTGCTGCTGCTTGAATGTAACAGAAATCGTATGGTCGGACTGAACATTAGTGAATGTATATGTGTTATTGGTTAATGTTGCAGTCGAACCATCCACAGTTACGGTATCGACTTCATAGTTTGTCGAAGGTGTAACCGTGAAGGTCTGGCTTGCACCCTTATGGACACTTACCGAACCCACCGGAGAAATAGAACCGTTCTGTCCGGTGGTTGAAGTTATATTGAAGGATATATATCTTGCAGTCCATCCTGTCGGAACACCGGACGGTGAATTGCTGGAATAGTTTGCAGGGCCGTAGTTGTAGAATGTACCTGAGTTTGCCACATTATACAGCCAGTTCGAGGTACATTCGGATGCCGAAATGTCAGTTGCATATGTTGTGATTGTATTAAGTGAAGTACAACCGTAGAACATACTGTTATAACAACCTTTTGTAAGTGTAGCGGCCGGTAATGTCGGAGCGGTAGTAAGTGAAGTACAACCGTGGAACATCTCCTGATAACAATACCATCCACCGAAAGTGGTCGCCGGTAATGTCGGAGCGGTAGTCAGTGAAGTGCAATTATAGAACATACACCTGTATGAACTTGCCCCAACCGTGGTAGCGGGTAGAGAAAGATTGCTTGCGTCTGTCAAGTTTCCGTCAGAATGGAACAAATCGAAGAAACAACCCGTACTCAAACTAACATTGTTCAAGTCAGTATAGTCAATAAGCGTATTCACATTACCACCTACCGTATGGGTTTGTGAGGCCGTGAATACGGTTTTGAATAATTTCTCACTGTCACTGCTGTAATAGTTCCATTTGCCGGAGTCGTTCCTGAAATAAACCTTTTCGCCTTGATTTAACGTAATAGTGTTTGTTCCACCGGCGGTCAAAGTCAGAGTAGTCCAACTACTCTTGTCCTTTGAATATTGCACACTCGTTGCATAAGTACCCGATGTCGGAGAACCACTCTGTGTGGTAGTCAAAGATACCGTATTGGTTCCGTTGTAGGTGTTCTGTATATAGAAATAGTCCGTCTCATCGACATACTTCTCATAAGCTGTCTTACCTCCTATTAAAATAGTCTGTACCTCCTTGCCGCCGATAAAGATGGAATTAACTTCTTTGTTTCCTATTTGAATCATTTTCGAAAATTTTTTGATATGAAATGACACAGCCCGTGCCGGTTAGTAGTCAACACGAGTCCAGCCGTTTGGAATACCATTTGTTGAATTAGTGAAGATTGTCGCTCCTGTCGGAACAAAAACAGTCTTTGTTCCGGATGCCTGAGTACCTGCACCTGACATCCAATTATTAAGAATACCATTTACAGTCAAGTCCTGAATATTCGGAGCTGTTACTTCAGTGATGTGATAACAATCGTTATAACAAGAAGATAGTCCATAACTTCCAACTGATGTCACATTCGACAAATCCATTCCGGTTGTCATAGGAGCGGAATAACAATTTGAAAACATCGAACGCATTCCTTCTAAACCAATACTTTCAAGAGAACTGAAGTCACCTATTTCTTGTAAAGTTGTATTATTATAGAACATTTCCCTCATACCATATTGGCCAACTGTCTTCAAAGAACTGAAATCACCGGTACTCGTCATATGTGCCCATGCAAACATTCCAGCCATACTTTGTTCTGATATTTCCTCAATACTACTGAAATCCGGTGCTCCTGTGCTATATATATTTCTAAACGACTCTTTACAAGAAAACCTTCCTATCTTCTTTATAGTTCCAAAGGTTAGCTGTGAGATGTCTTTTAAATTATTTCCATTATCAATAAGTCTATAAAATGAAAAATCAGGTAAATTTATCAAGTCTTCAGTCCAGTCCACAAGTCTTCCGATATTGCCGCCGGCATTTACATCACATTGTAGATTAAAGTAATAATATGAAGAGTCGGATGATGAAAATCCATTCGTTGACCTGAAATAAACCTTTTCGTTGTTGTCAAAGTAAATATAAGTGTATTGTTCAGTAACTTTCACCCAGTTAGTTTTGTCTTTCGAATATTCCACCTTACCGGATGGATTTCCTTGTTTCCAAAAAATAAAAAATTGATTGTCATTACCGCTTACATTCTGTATCCAGAAATAGTCTGAGGGTTCAGTCTTGACCCTCAACACTTTATAATATGGTTTTCCGTATTTGCTCATAGTTTTAATTTTTATTTATATTAATAGTCAACACGTGTCCATCCGGTTGGTATTCCGGAATTGCTGTCAGTAGGTATTACGACACCTGTAGGACAGTATACTGTCTTTGTTCCGGTGTATGAACCACCGGCATCATATAACCATTCTCCTGTTGCATTTTGATTATAAGTTGAAACATTAGGATATGTCGCCTCCTTCAAGTAAGAACAATTTTGATACATATACGTACAACCATAGTTACCGATTGTTGTCAATGAACTCAAATCGGCTCCGGTTTCCAACTTGACACATTCACGAAACATTTCTCTTAATCCGGAATCTCCCACTGTTGTAATTGAACTCAAATCGGGGACTGATTTCAGTCTGGTGCAAGTAGCAAACATATAGTTCATTCCATAATTTCCGACTGTAGTGATTGAACTCAAATCCGGCGGGATTTTTAAGTCACAACGAGAAAACATATTGTACATTCCATAATTTCCGACTGTCGTAATGTTTCCAAAATCTATTTTATCGGCATTTTTCACGAAACTTGAAACATAAATGTTGTTCATTGCTGAACTATTTTCGAAAAAATTATAAAAATAATAATCTGGAATAGATGTTACACTGTCTTTATGTTCATAGTCTATGAGTGCCGGAACAGAACCACCAACTTCGGAAAAACATTGATTTAAGTTAAAATGAAAACAAGAATCCTGATTTATGCTCACAAGGTTTTTTGCCCTCACATAACATTTCTGGTTGGGGTAAAGAAAAATAGTTGCACTTCCGGTCGATAGATTATTCCAGTTCACTTTGTCGTATGAGTATTCAACATCGGATGGATTTGATGTACCATTTGCCCAAATAATAAAATTAGAAATCTCAAGACCGATATTCTTGACCCAGAAATAATCGTTATCGGGAACATCGTATTTTTTCGTCTGTAAAAAAGTAGTCATAATAATTTGATTTTATTTATTTTAGTTTGAACCTCCGTTGGAAGGTTTAATATATACTTCATACACACCCGTGCTCTGGTCGGTGAATGTAACCGACATCACAATGGTGTCTATCTCGTTCTCGATATGGTACGCCTTGTCTTCTTCCAACTTGCCGGCTAATTCCAATGCGTCATATTCATCCTGTGTCAGATATACGTCTCTCTCCCTGATAGACTCCACTGCGTCGAATATCTTGCTATCTATAGCTGACGATGATATGAAGTCCTTATCATTCTCCAATTGGCTTAACGAAGTCGGAATAAACGGTGTGTTCGATATCTCACTATAGTCTATAGAACTTATGAAATAGTCGGTATTCTCGTCGAGTTCGTTTTCAGGTATTGCGTCGAACTCCTCCTGTGAACCGTACCACGAAGGTGAAATGTTGGGTTTGTTGAGTATTTCACTTGCTCCGCTTGTAGAGTTCCAGTCTGAATTGACTTGAGCCGGTATGTCGTTGATTGTGATAAAACCCGAATCGTTGTACAAATCGGATGTATTCGATGGAATTTCGGAAACATCGGCCTTTCCGGCGAGTTCGTTCTGCAAGTCAGTCTGGTCACCTATATTGCCGCCTATTGAACCCCAAACGGCCTCTCCGGTTCCACCGCCCGGTTTACCTAGAGCTATTATCTTCTTTTTCTTCTCACTCATAATTATGTGTTTATTTTATTTAAGAATATTAACCTAGAAAAATAGTGCAAGCCGGATGGTTTTCGTCCGGATTTGTCACCTGTTTGCAACAGTATTTGTATTCAGGTATTTGTTTCTTGTTAAGGATTAGGAACTTCGTTATACGGTTTGCATAGAAGTCGGCCTTCTCCGAATTGTAGTTCTGGATATATTTGGTCTCCTCCAGATTGGTTGACGACGCCTCGTTACCGTACTGTGATACAACACCCATATTCCTTATCTTGAAGTTTACGTTCATACAGAGGATGGAGAGTGTCTTGTACTTCAAGTAGTATTTGACATATTCGTCGAGGAGGATACCGTATATGCCGGATACGTCCCCCGACTCGACAAGAGTCTCCAACTTTTGAAGAAGAGCGTCCCCCAGTATCTCACGGAGAAACACGTCCTGAGCCTCCTCTATCGAAGGTATGGTATATTCGTCATCAACATTGGCGTTCAGAAAACCGTTCGTCTTCATATCCGCCGGTTTAAGTAATAGTGTCATATTATTCGATTATTTTTGATGTCTCTTCATTGTCACCCGTTTCATCCCAGTTAAGCTCGAACTTGTTGAACATCAACGAACCTTCACCTAGTACAAGGTTCATCATATCCTCCAGCTCTTTCTGTATGGGCTGGATGACTGTCTTGTTATAGAGGGCGAACGCCTCAAGGTACGACTGTTTGTTAAATCCGGTATTCTCACTTGCGTCCCCCATAAGGAGCTTGTTGATACGGAATGCAGAATAGATGTCCTTCTCCGTAGACTCCTTCAATGAATTGTAGATGTCGATAGAACCGTCGTCGGGAAGTCTCTCTATCGTGGTCTTATGTGTGAGGTCGTCGTTGAACGAAAGGAGTATCTTGCTGGCGTTCTTCGTTCCGGTGAACTTGTCCTTCACCTTCTCCTCAATCTCATTCATTGTGTCTTCCGGCAGGTTACTACCGTTGTTGAAGTTCACTATTGCTGACGGATGAAATCCGTTAGTGAGGTTGTTAAGATGATAGTCCGGTATCTGTGTGCTGATTTCAAGCGATGTCAGAGCCGCCAGATACATTGGGGACGGATACTGCATCCTCGTCTCACGTCCCTTGTAGTAGAACACCGAATTGTTGTATTTCGAATTTAAGGAAAATCTCTCATATACTATCGGAGTAATCCTGTTGTTCTTCCATTCCCTTGAATAGAAAATCTTGTCCTCGTCCTCGTTCACCCTCACATATCTGAAGTCGAGCCAGTACAGTTCGGCTATTTCACCGCCCTTGTTCCTTATCACCTGGAAGGCGAAACCGCCGAAAATAAGGAAGTCGTAGATTATCTTCTCTATAAAGAGGTCGAATGTATCCCCCTTTCTGTTTACTATGGTACGGTATGAACTCGTTATTCCGTTTCCCTCGACATAATCCTTCATAGTCTTGATTATGGAAGACATCTGGCTTGAATGGGTGTAAAGTTCATATAGATATTCGGGAAACATATTGTCTTCACCATACTTCATATACTTGCAGTTCTTTACCGTTTTCGCCTCCAATCTAGGTATTTTCTTTGTTGAATTAACGATAGCGGTTAGATTTATCTGTCTCTTTTTTTCTGTATCCTGCATTATTCGAGATTTTTCTTTAAGAATATGTTTTCGAAAATAAAAAAGGAGAGTTTGGGGTAACTCTCCTTTTTTATTCCTTGAAAAAGGTCATTAGTTTGAACCTTCATCAGTCAATGCAGAGATTATAGACTCTGCTGCACTTGCATCCAGTGGAATAGGCATTATAGCCTCGTCTGCTGACAAAGTAAGTGAGTACTGGTTAGCGTCACCGACAGCGGTTCCGGTAGTTGCTGACAATGTAGTTGCAGTTACGGGATTGTCGGAACCAATCAACCAGTAGATGTTGTTGCTGTCAAGAATTACCATACTGCATTCACCGGCAGCGGTAGCCTGCAACGAAAGTCTCTTAATCTTGTCCTGTTTAGCGAACACAAGGTTTGCCGAATTGGTGAAGTAGTAAGAACCGTTGTCGTTTCTTGTCATTTCGGTTGCCATTTCGGAAGTGTTCTTTCTGAAACCGAACTCTACCCAGGTACTTTCGTTTTCGTTCAATGTAGCGGTTGCCACAGTCTCGATTATCTTGTTGCCGTCTGCATCGAGTACGAACTGTTCGTTCTCGTCTTTCTGGTAATTGTATGTGAAGGATGCACTCTCAAATGCACCAATCCATAACTTCTTGATACTTGCAAGGTTACTTCCACAAGATGTTGTAAACCCAGTTAAAAATGATACACAAGCCATAATCTGTTGTTTTTTATTTTATATCTTTTAGTTAGAACCTTGAGCCTCGTTTATATAAACGAATTCAGAGAATGCGTAGTTTACACAGTATGCGTATTCAACGACGAACTTGAAAGTTCTTGAACTCTTGTCGAAGTAAACATCAACTATTTCACTGTCGTTTTCTGCATCAACACCCAGATAGAGGTTGTCTTCAGGAGTTGCTATGATAACGTCTTCAGTTATACCGCTTACACCCTTAATCTTTACGTTTGCACCCGGCATAGTCATTTCGTATGCACCCTGATACTCTTCAAAGATGTGGTACTGGTTGGCGTTCATCAAGTCAACGATAAGCTGCTTGTAGTTGCTGATTGACATGAAGATTGTGCAGTTGTCAGCGATTGCTGGGTCGAGAGCGAGCCAAGTCTTCTGTACTCTTGTCCAGAGGTTGTCTGAACCGGCGTCAATCTTTACTGTGTTTTCATCAGCTCTTGCTATGGTAAGGATACCGTCCATCATTGCAAGGTTGCCCGTACCGTCAGTTGTGTCTCCTTCCCAGATTAGCTGTTCGTTAACCTTTGCAAGTTCCTTGATGTTGTTTTCAATGAGAATTTCCTCAAATGGAAGTTCCTGACCTGTTGCCGACATCTTCACATCCGAATGTGCCCAAGTCTTCAACAATGTCTTTGGACAGAATTCCTTGTTTACCTTCAAGAACTTAGGTGAAAGGAGTCTGTTGGTGAATGTGTCTGTTCCGGTTGCAGAAAAACCACATGAACTTGCATCAGCCAATGTGATGGCGCTGTCAAGTCTTATTATAGGCATTTCTGCCGTTACACCGGTCTGAATGTTGAAATATTTAGCGGACTCTGAATTGAAGAGAGCCTTTGTCAAAATATCAACACCGTTGGTTTCCAAATAATTTTTCAATCTTGAATCAAGATTGGTAATCGTGTAGTCTGCCATATTAGTTTATTTTTCTTTTTATGTATTTGCTGAAATCTATCTTATGTTTTTCTTCGGGTTCCTGTTTCTTGAACTGTTCCTCAGCCGGTTCAGCTGCAGGTTCCTCGAGTTGTCTCTTGAGTTCCTCGTTCTCTTTACGGAGTTCCTCGATGAGTGTCTTCTGTTCATCAATAACGGCCTTCAACTCATCTACTGTCGGTTCGGTTTCCTCCGGTACTTCATCTTCCGGAACTTCCTCTTCAGTAGGTTTCTCTTCCTCTTCAGGTTTTTCCTCCGGTTCGGTTTCGGTTTCGGTTTCGGTTTCTTCCGGTACTTCGTCCTCCGGTTTCTCCTCGACAGGTCTTGCAACTATGGTTGTAACCTTACCGCCTTCAACAGTAACTATATTTTCACCTACAACATAGTCCTTATCAGGAGCGGGTGTAAGACCTTCGTCACCGTCGATGTAAACCTCATAACCAACTTCAAGAACATCACCGTCATAGACGAGAACTGTTCCATCATCCGTAGATACGGAGTTGAGTTTCAAGAGTGCCATTTTCAACTGATGTAATTTGTCTAATGAAAAAATACTCATAGTCTTTTTTGTTTAAGGATATTTGAACATTGAAAATGAAGGAAATGAGTATTAAATTCCCTCTACCGCCACTTCGACTTTCTTACTGAAACCATCTAATACACAGTCGATTATCTCATCAAGTATCCCCGTTGAGTCAGCCAGTTCCATAGTCTCCCTCAACGGGTGTTTTCCTTCGTGTGTTATTCCGTAGAAACCGAAACGGGTTATTTTCTTCGTAATCGCCCCCGCCGCCTTCCTAATCTCCTTTTCGGTGCGTGGGATGGAGTGTGATGACGAGGATATGAATGTCCCTCTTCTTATCTTTGCACGGAGCCAATTCTCTATGTCCGTGTATTTGGTCGTCCATACGCCGAACTTGCCGGTCGAGCGGTTACGACCCTCCTCTATGTAGTGGTAATAACTTTCAAGAATGAAGTAAACGGATATACGATAGTCGTCGAAATCGACATCGAAATCCGCCGTCTTCGAGAGAGTACCGGAGGCGTCTATCTTTTTCTCCTCCAAGGTGGCCCTGTAAATTTCAAGTATTTTCTTTGACAAGTCGTAAACTTTAGTCAAATCAACCGAACTGACATCAATCATAACAAATCCTGTTTAATATATCCCTGAACTTCTCCGACTTGAAGGCTATATCGGTCCACGTAAGATGTGTCGGAAGTTTCCCTATATCCATCGTGGCGATAACCGTCGATGCGTTCCGGTTGTTTATGTGCAGATGGTCGTACTGCTCCACAACCGGCTGTCCGATAAAGTTATAGTATAGTGAGTTGTCTATGCAGGCTATTGACTTCTTCCAGTCGAACCTTTCACACATCTCCCTATACTTGTACTTGTTAAAAGGTGCCCAGATATGAGGTTCCCAGAACGACGCCGATTTCAAGTCGAACCTCCGGAGAGTGAGTAGGAGACACTTGTGCCAGAAATCCATTTTCGAATTTTTCAACCACCGTGATTCGGTCCAGTCGGTGTATCTCCTCACTATTCGTGGAGTGAAGTCATCTATTGTAGTCTCCCTCGTGACTATCTGGTCATCGCTCGCCTTTATGAAGTCATCGCTCAAATCGGGTATTGTGTTTATGGCGTGAAGTATCTTGTGTATTATATTTGCGTCCTTGCAGTGGATATAGGGGTCGTTGCAGGGAATATGGACAACCTTGTCCCTTATGCCTTCAGGCGGTTCGTCTCCGACTATAAATATCCTTCCCATCCATTTGCTGCAATATCTGTACATCGAGGCTACGACATATTCAAGTTCCATATGCTCCCCGACAGTCATCCTTACGGATGCAATCCCCCTGTGACAGTAAGGAATCACTATGTCGTGCCTTCCATCCACAGCGGACGGTATCCTTTCATCCTTGAAATAGTTGAATGAAAATGAAATATCCTTTCCCGTAAGAGAGCGTACCTTATTCGAAACAATATCGTCATAACCCGAACCTATTATATAACTTCCCTTCAGAGGTCTGTTCGGATTTATTGAAAAGTTCTTGTCAAGTCCTCTCTTCGTCCATCTGGCGGTAGGAACGGTGGTGTATCCGTTCAACCAGAACATATAGAGATACGTACGGTCGTCGTTACCGGTCTTCATTACGGTCTCATCGACGAATCTGTCGTAGTTCCCCAGCATCTTCGCCTTGCAGATGAAAGGAGTGGAGACCACATAGGTATCTCCTAAATGACATTTCTTCAGCGATGCTGTAATAGGATGTATACACCCGTTTCTCTTGAACTCGTCCAGCTTACTTTCAATGAAGTCAACCGGAAACAGTATGTCATCGTCCGTTGCAATCACGATGTCTTCAGAATTAAGGAATTTCAGAATAGGAAACACCTTCTTGAACTGACGGTCGTTTCCCTCACACCAGTTTATTATCAGTCTGTCATCTTTTTCGAAAAACTCCAATAAGTCTTTCGGGAGTGGAGTGTCCTTGAACTCCTCCCTTGAAAGATTGAGGTAAACCCTGTCGGGTTTCACCGTATTGTCCAAAATGGACTTGACAACTCTCTTGCAGTTTGTTATACGTGCCTTCCACGATGTAAAACTTACAACTATCATACTCTGTCTAAATCTTCTCTAGTAATATGGTCTGTGCAGGGGGACATCGACTTGTCGCCTTCAAGGTTGACCCTTGTGTCCAGTACGTCCCACCCCCAGGGAGCGGTTCCTACCATAGGCTTGAGGGACATTATCCTCTTTGTCAACAATAGTCTGTAATCCGGTATCATACCCTCTCCGTCTCGTGCAGAGCGTGAGTCACCGAACATCTCCATCACCCTTATGCATTCATTACCCGCCTTCGTATAACCGTGAGCTATCACTGCACACTGCCTGTAGCCGAGAGCGGGTTTTTCCTTCTCGTCATTATAGGTGAGCATGGTAACAACCTTGTTGTGGATGAGTTCGGATATTGACATCGAGTGTGTGGTTCTGCTCACCGTTATGTCATCATCGTCTATTATCTCCTCATATGATGGGTCGGAGTAGTCGAACTCTCCAACGGGTAAATCACTTACGACACAATCCATACTCTTCAACGGAGCGGTCTTCCATTTTCCGGTAGAGGGGTTGTAAAGTACGGCTATGTCCTTTCCGTCCTCCTTCCCGAGACCGTGAACCCAGTATTCAACGGTCTTTCCTTCGTCAATAAGGATTGCCTTTCTGTCGTCTATCGCCTTCCTTATTGTTCCCTTCGAGACCTCAAAGTTTTTTTTTTCCAACCATTCGTAAAGTTCGTTCCAGAACTTGTCCTCCGGTTCGTCGTAGATTTCCTGTCCCTCTTCCGTTTCGGTCAGCTTACAATTAATTTCAACGGAGAAACCGTTGAGCTGTCCGGATGTCTTAATCTCGTTCCACAGTTCCTCGTTTGTCACCTTGTAGGAAGTTATCCAGCTGCCGTCCGGACAATGGTCGAACTCTACCGGACAGATACCTCTTTCCTTGTCGATGAAATAACTCTCAACCATTACACAGTCGTCGATTATCTTTCCGTTATGCTGGAGAGAGGTGAGGTTGGTCTTGTTCTCCCTGTTGTACTTCTCCACGAGCTGTCTTATCGTATCTTTAGTGAAGACGACATAATATCCGTGAACTCCGTCTTCACATCTGTATATGGGGGTGTCGGCGAGTAATGACACCCCAGAGATTATATGCTGTTCCTCGTTTGAAGTGAAAACGAGTTTTTTGGTTTTCTTGAATTTTAAAAACAATTCCATTACGGCCGGTTCGTCGACGAGGGACACCAATTCAAGTCCCTCGTCTGCCTCATCAATAGAAATATTATATACTGGTAGTCCCTTGTATTCCATAGTGTTTTATTTAAGAATATTAGTATGTCGTATCCTGCTCCCTTACCATCACATTATGCTGGGCGGTCGAGATATCGTTCTCCGTAACATATACACGCTGGTCGGCCACAGTACCCATCAGTTCCGTCTGCTGTGCGTAGGCTGTAGTCTCATACACACCCTGTCCGGTATTGGCCGCAACATTCGTCATACTCGTTCCCGACGGGTCCGAACCCCTCTTTATCTTCGCTATCTGGGCGATACCCACAGCTGTGGTGCTCGCCGCCAGAAGAGCCGCTATGATTGCGTTTAGAGGGAAGAAAGGAATGGATGTGAACGCCGACATAAATGCAGCCAACGAACCTCCCAGTGTCTGTATGGTCGCCTGGGCGACGGCTATCTTCTTGTACTCCTCGCTGTTCTCGTCCATACCGTCCATCATCTCCGTCAATATGCTCGTAACGGAGTCGGACACCATCTGGTATATGTTGACTATATTACCCATAGTGGTGGCTACCGACTGAAGTCTGTCCTCGTCGAGTTTCTTCGAGGTATCCACGAATGCAGCCTTCAATTCGAGGGATTTGCTGTAATATTCGGCCTCCGATATGAGACCTTCGTCATACATAACCTTGAGCTGGTCCAACTTCTGACGGATTGCCTCAAGCTCTATCTCCGTCTGCTTGACGGTAATTGAACCCTCCGAACCTCCTTCCGTAGCGACCTTGTTCTTACGGTCGGCGGCGATACGGTCTATGTTCTCGTAGTACCTGACGGCCTCCTCGACCCTCCTGTTGTACTTCTCAACATCAAGGGCGAGTTCCTGCTGTGCTATCTGTCTCTCGTTCTCAAGTATCTGGTTGGAGATGGACTTCATCTCTTCAGAGAACATTCCGTTCTCCCTTGTGGCGGCCTTCATCAGTTCAAACCTTCCCTTCAAGGTGTCGTTCAAGTCTTTTAGGGACTGCAACTCACTCTCTTGCATCGCTATCGACTTGTTACTCTCCGCCCAGGGGTTGTTTTCCTTTACCTCCTTCAAGTACCTGCTCTCTATGGCGAGCTGCTTGCTGAACCTTCCGGTCTCCATATCGGCGGCCAGCGTCTTGTTATAGACATCAATCTGACTGTTGGAGTAGTCCTTGACTATATCGAGTATCTTGCTGTAACCTTCGTATTCGGTGTTCAGTGCGTTGTATCTCTCCTCGATGAACTTCTTCCTCTTCTCATAGTCCCTTGTCTGTTCGTCCGTAAGAGTACCTCCCTGCTGCTGGGCTAAGTTCTTGTACTGCTTGATGAGTACGTCAAGTGTAGCTCCGTACTGTTTGGCCTCCTTCTCGATGGACTTCATCCTGTCTATCGTCTCCGGAGTGAATATGTCGTTGATGTTGAAACCCGCCGACAGCATTTCGGAATAGTCGGAGTTCGAACCGTTCTTCAAAAAATCCTTAAAACCTTCAGTGAACATCTGTGCAGACTCATAACCCACCAGCTTGTACCTTCCACCTCCGAGATGTTCGGTGATAACCTGCGTGAGGTCGTATTTCTGCAAAGTGGATGCAATCTCCATCTGGAACTTCTTGAGATTGGAAACCATTTTCGAAAACATCGCCCTATTGACGGAACCCGAATAGAACACGTTCCAGAAGTCGGTTGCATATTTCTTCGCCTCCTTCACTGCGTCCACTATCGCCTTCAAGGTCTTCTTGATGTTGTTTTTGGTCGTCTTCACCTTATTGTCGTCAAGAGCCATGCTTATGTCGAGACCACCTATCTTCTTGTAGAGCCTGTCGATGTCATCGTCAAGTTCCCTTATCTCCTCCCTGCGGTTGGCGATACGGGTTCCTACGAAGAACCATCCGGTTGCACGGAGGTCGTTTATCTCCTCTTCAAGTTCGAGCTGTTCCTCGAGTTTCTCCTTTATCTTACCTTCATATGCCTCCAGCAGGAGTTTCTGCTTGAGGTTCGCCAGATATTTTTCGAGCGCCTGATTGTTTGCTATGAGGGCTCCCGTGTTCTCGTCTATATGTGCGTTATAATCTGGTACTATCTTGTTGAGTTCCTCTACCGCCTTCTTTTTCTCCGCCAGAGTGGAGTTATGGCTCTTCGCCGTGTTGATGAGTACGTTGAGCCTTATGTTCTGTTCCTGGTACTGTGAGTTTACCTCTGAAAGTATATTGGCCTCCTCTTTGGCCACCCTACCGCCTTCGTCAAGTTTCTTGTTGAGGAACGATATACCTGCCGCTATGGCCGCCAGAACAGCCGCTATGGCCGCCAGAATAGGGTTCGATGCAATGAACTGTATCATCGCCTTTGTGGCGGATTTTAGACCCGACGTGATTGCCTTCAATCCTCCGGTAACACCCTTCGAGGTCTTTGACAGATTCTTGTTGGCCGTACCCAATGCAGCGGCCTTCTTTGTTGTCTTCTCGTCAGCCGTTCCCAAGTCCGTCACCCTTTCGGTGGCCACCTCGACACCATCACTATCGACATCTATGACCTTCTCGTCCGGTATGGTTTCAAGTTCCGTCCTTACGGTCTCTATTTCGGCTGTCGCCTCCTCTCCGTCAACGGATAGTGTAACATCCTTGTCGGTAATACTATCGAGTTCGGCTCTCACCGTTTCGGTTTCTGCAACCGCCTTGCCGGCGTCTACATCCATCTCGACGGTGGTGTCCGAAATACTGTCAATTTCCTTCTTTACAGTCTCCACATCTGCAACCGCCTTGCCGGTGTCAACCTTGACCTTTACAGTCTTTGCTCCCATTGAGGACATATCCTTCTGAAGTCCGGATACACTTTCAGCGGCCTGTGCAGCCTCGTCCGATACCCCGCCGAATACATTAACAAGACCCTTGAACGACTTGATTGCCTTGTCGAGGGCGGAGAACCCCTGAATAGCGGCCATAATGAGCTGTATCTTACCCAGAGACTCCTGTATCTCCTTGCTGTCACCACCCATCATAGCCATACTGGCGGATACTGCGTTGATACCGCCGGCGAGACCCAGAGATACGGATGTGAGGTTGGACATAACCTGACCGAAATCCTTGTTGGAATACTTTGCCGCCTCCGCTATCTCGACTTGTTTCTGTCGTAGGTTGGCGAGCTTGACAGCCGCCTGTTCATACTCCTCAGTGCCCGCTGTCAATCGGGACATCTCCTCCGTCAAGTCCTTAATCTGTTTCTTCAGAGGAACAAACGAACCGGTGAGGTTGTCTACGTTCTTGACGGCCTTACCGGTCTCTATATCTATGACTTTCGTCTTTGTATAATCAGCCATCGTATATTCTTTCTTCAAGAATATTTGTCTATTCTAATAAAAAAGAGCGATGAAAAAGATTAAGGAAATCTACTCCCATATATCAAAATGGGCATTCTGGTCCACATTTTCAATAAGTGTAATACTCATACTAATCAGTTTTTTCCTTCCTCCGACCGGTCAAGTTGACCCCTCCGTTTGTGGGGCGGTAGGGGAACTCTTCGGATTCGGCTGTCTCGCTACAGTGATTGAAGGTCTCCACAAGGGAACTGATGTAAGCGTTACCAAAGGTGATACAACCTTGACAGTCAACAACCCCGACAAATAAAAAAACCGTTCCGACAGGAACGGTTTCGAAACATTCAAAAATAAAATTATAGAGTTATAAACAAGTTTGCAATTCGTTCAGCGAGTACCTCTCTGTTCTCCTTATAGCGGTTGACATCACTCTTATTCGTCAGAAAACAGACTTCGAGTAAAACAGTGGTACAAGGTAGATGAAGTATCCCGAGCCGGCTGTGCTGGGACTGTCCTTCGACCTTCACACCCCTTGACTTTATCTGAAGGGTGTCCGTAACTGTTTTTAGGAGTTTTTCAGCGAGATTTTTTTCCTTGTCGGTACAATTTGTCGGGATAAAGATTTCACTTCCGTTAGCACTCTGATTAGCGGAGTTGAAGTGAATATCGAGTACTATATCATCTTTTTTAACTTTGTCTTTCAGCTTGTTGAGTACAGTTTGCAAACTGTCCTTGTCATCGTCCGTTTCGAAATCAAGGAAGTTTAACCTCGTAAAGTTTAAACAGATGAGGTTCCTTAACACGATAGTCTCTACTCCTTCATCGAGATAGATGGAAGATGCTCCCGTTCCCCTTCCTGTATGACCTGCTACAATATAAATCATCAGTCGTTACTTAATTCTATCATTTTATCGAGCATATACCTAAACCTTTCGAGTATGTCTGGGTCCTTCTCGTAATATCTGGCCAAGAAATGTAAGATATCGTGTGTGTACTTGTTTAATAGTACAAACCTGCTGGGGTCGTCGATATTCTCGTAGTTTGCCTCCCTCTGGTCCAAATGATGCAGATTACATCCCTTTATCAATTTTTTACGAGTGATTGGGTCGATACCTTTCTGTTCAACATTCTTGTTATGCCGAAGTGTCTTCCACTTCTTACTCTGTCGTAGGTTTTTCTTCTTTTTCTGTATTTCATTCTGACTCACGTATTAAAAAGTTTCCTTGTATATGGAAAATATAACAAAATCACTCGACGTACTTCCAGAAGTAACCGGCGGCGGTCTTGTTCTTTCCCTTGCATACATCTTTTATAGACTGTTGATGTACATTCATCGTTTGTGCCGCTAGTACGACGGTTCTATAATACTTTACAACCTCTCCGGTTGTTACGTCTATCTGCAATACACCCTTCCTGTGAGCCGGTCTCATACGTTTGGTTTTTCCGAAAAACCTGAAATGTTTATTCTCCGACGAGCTCACCCATCTCAGATTCTCCACCCTGTTGTCTCCGGTATCGGCGTTGATGTGGTCCACCTCACGACAGTCGAAGAGATTCGGGATAAAAGTCTGTGCCACTAAACGATGGACGAACCTTGTATAATGTTTACCTTTTTTCGATAGGTTGACTATCTTGTAACCTTGTGTAGTGGTATACTGCTTGAGCATAGTCCTACAGCTCCTCACTCTACCTAATGTACTTACCTCGTAATTTTCGAAACCGTCTATTTTGTACCAGATTTCCTTCTCTTTCATATGCTCCTGTATATTTCATTGTCTATAATCAAGTATTCACAGGTGGGGTCTGTGTGTACTGTTGCCGTCAAGTCTCTTCCGTCGAGATTTATACGAAGGTTCTGTCCTTCCCTCCACACTACTATCAAACTTCTATTATCATAGATATAGACCTTCCCTACTACAAAGAATGTAATTCCGTTCAGTGTGCAGAATAATTCCCTCTCGAAGATTTCCCGAAAATCCTCACGACCCAGTCTTGAACCGTATCGAGTTGTGAAGTCATCTATGAAACTGTGGATGTCTGTTGTTGTTGTCTTGAACCCGATGCTGACGGGTTCTCCTTTTAGTCTTCTCATATTTATTCGATTGTGTTTAGAATAAATATAACAAAAAATCCCGCTGTTGAACGAGACAGCGAGATAGGAATAAATATGAAAAGAGATTTGTATCTTAAATATAACAAAAAAATATTATCTACAACCCGTATAAGCGACCTTTATTCATAAGTGTCTGATTTCCAGTAACGATGCTCAACCCCTATGGGGATTTTATTTCTTTCGTAACTCATTTATGTTCAATCTTTTGTAATTTTTCATCTGCTACCTTTCATTATTTTTTCGGATTTTATTTGCAACCCAAAAAATTATTATATTTGCAGCCTAAAATCTAATGAAATGAAAACGGACAGACCGACCGTCAAGGTCATATTGAAAACTGCAAAGAAAAGGAAGGACGGACTATCCCCCATATACATCCACATAAACTGGAGGATGACGAGAGCGGAGGAAAGTACCGGTGAATACGGGGAAAAGAAGTTCAAACCCACTCCGTCAATTCGAAAAAGAATTGTTGAAATCGAGAACAGAATAGACGAACTGCTGGCGACAAGGAGTGAGTTTACGGCGGCCGACTGTTTGAAGAAAGTAAAAAGACTCAAACCTGATGTGATACTTCTCGAAATGTCATCTGTAAAGAGACTCGAACACTCCACAGTATCCACATATTTTGAGGCTGTCAACTCATTGAAGAGATATTTCGGTGACTTCACCCTCGACGAACTGACTTTATTCTCAATTCAAGGATGGGCTCGTGCAACCGGTGTCTCTGCCGTTACAATGTGTACCTACTTGAAGAAACTACATAGTCTATTGAACTATTCGGTCCAGAGAGGCTATCTGAAATCTAATGTGATGGACGGATGGAACTTCAAGGGTGAGGGGTTCAAGTGGAAGGACTGTCCTCGAAGTAGGACCAGAGGGGACATCACAAAGATTATAAACGAGTGGAAGAAGGGAAACGAGGCGGCCGGAATATGGCTGTCGGGTTACTATTTCTGTGGACTTGCCCTGTCGGACATTTTAAGGGTCGAATGGGACAAGATACCAGAGGAATGGGTTTCCGGTAGTCTCTATTATAGATTTAATGTAAATAGGAAGAAAACGAGGGAAACGGCACGAATAATGACACCGGTCACGACACTTACGAAAAGTCTGTTGGAGTTGTTAAGGAGAGCGCCGTGGAAGAGATTGAAGAACTACAAAAATTTTGTCAACTCCGAACTGAAAAAAATTGACCCCACACTCACCTACTACCAGTGCAGACACAGTTTCTGTTCGATGATGGTTGCAAGCGGTGTTCCGGTCAATGTAATCGCCTCGATGATGGGGCGTGCAGTTTCGGGTATCAGCGCCTACATCGCCCGTATAAGTGAGAGTGAGAGTCTGTGTAGGGCGGCTGACGCCCTGAGGAAAACGGAGATTCTCGAAACTCCACCGGAGGACTTGTTTTTAGATTAAAAAAAACCGCCATCCTTGATAGATAGCGGCGAATAGTCATATAGATATTTTAAAAAACTCGCTTGTTATTCAGGCCATACTAACTCACTCTTAATCTCTCCGTTCTCAATCCAGAACCTGTACTTGAATTCGGTCTGGATGAATACTCTGTCTCCATCTTTATATCTTTCAAATCCGACATCAGGACCCTTAAACTTCTCGTCACATTCAGAGAATGCTCCACCTCTTTCGGGGTCTTCCTTGTAAGGGTCTGTGTCACCTAATACGGCGTGCAATATCTCCCTGAACTTGTCTCCGTCCATAGTCTCGACCAGTTCTTCCGGTTCATAACCCTCATCTTCAATGTCTTCACAGTCGATATGCAAATTAAGTGCATTTGTGGCGTACCACTCAGCCCCTTCTTCTGCGTAGAAAGAGCCTATAATGTCATTCTTACTGGAAGGATAAATCTCTTCTGCATCAGTCGTGATACCGTAACCATAACTATACTTTGTCTGAAAAACAATATACATATTCTCGTCCATATTTTCTAATTTTTAATATTCATCCCGTGGGAAAACGATTTTATCGGAGAGATACTTGCCGTGACTGACTTCTTCAATCCTATCGGCCTCATCAAGAAAATGTTCCCTGCCGTTTGCCTCCATACACAACATACAGAGTAGGAAATAGTCAACCGTCTCCTGATTGTAATCGTTACCGACTAATAAAGTTCTTCTTTTACGATTCCAGCTGACTGCTGTTCTGACACGTGGTTTTACCGCCTTGACCTTGTAGTCAAACTTTCCGTCCCAGTAGAGTTTATTCAACTCGTCGAATCTTTTCTGTAATTCAGATGTTTTCATTTTTCTAATTTTTAATTTGTTACTAATTTTATTTTTTCGTTATTTTTCTTCTTTTTACGAAGATATTATAATTTTTCGAAAGTCTTCAGTTTCTTTTTAATTTTAACTTTTGTCTTAACATTTTTTTAAGGAAATGAGTTGTTTTTGCCAATTTTTTTATTATGAGACCTTATATTTCCATATGTAACCTTTGTAGGATTTACATTCCCCTCTACAACATTTTGAAATTCCACCTTGAAAGAAACCTAAAACTCTTTCGACTTCACTTGCAGAAATCCACTCTTGAATGAACTCACCGGATTTCGAAAACTGAAGTACGGTTTTGGAGAGTTTCCCATTTGTGTTTGTTTCACTCATTCTCTGATTATGAGTTCCCCAATTTATATTCTCTCTGTGTTCACACCACATCAAGTTACTCTCTCTATTATCAGTCTTGACTTCGTTGATGTGATTGACCTCATTTAAAGAGAATATGTTCGGAACGAATGTTGTTGCAACCAGTCGATGGACTAAAACCATTTTGGTTTTTCCGTCTTTATATAAAGTAACCGTCAAATAACCGTGTCCGTTATCGTGTGGTTTCAAAATCTTCGTCTTTCTTGTCTTGTCGTTACCTAACGACCTAACTCTTCCTAAATCACTTACCTCATATAAGTCTTCGTAACCCTCAACGGGCAGCCAGTTCTCTCTCTTCATAGTCATTCAATTATTTTATCTTTTAGTTCTCCTATCAATTCTTCTATATCATTGAGAGAATCCTTATCAAACTCAAGTAGTAGTCTCTCTCTTAACTCTCTCTTATTAAGTTCATCAACGAACTTCCTGTACTCTTCGTTTATCTCCATAACCTATTATTTATTTTAAAGTACTTTTTAGGGAGTTTCTTTCTCCGGTGGTCAATTACACTATCTCATAGAGAAGTCCTCTAAAAACACCCTTTCCTCACTCCCTATCGGGCGTCAGCCCTCCTTTCTTTTTCTACCCCTCGACTTCACCTCCGCCTTACCTAGGTAATCTTAGATTGCAGTAAGCGGTGAGGAGGAACGACGAAACCGTCTTACTGCCTCTGCCACCGGAGGTGGCTGTCATTCAGGTAATGAAAGTTGTCATTCAGGTAATGAAACAGGTAATATATATTTAATAATAATGGCACCCATTTGCTACCATTTTGTACACCCCATTTGCTACCGCTATTTTACCCCATTTGCTACCATTTTTTTACTTATATATTGACTTGAAAAATCTTATGAAACTGTCTCTTGACCAACCTCTTCCGTTTATATTCTTCGCCCATTTCTTAC